TCCTCCATATACATGAATCTGTGCATATATATAATAGTTCCCAGCTACATTTGGTGTAAACTTGTATGTGCTATTGTCATAACAACTACCAACATTTATTATAACTTCATCTATTGGCAAGATAATATATGTGTTATCTGAAAAATTATAATCAGCACTTCTTCTTGCATGGAAGTAAGGTTGATTACTTGCACCAGCTGTAGCTTTTATAAGTCCTGATTGTCTATCTGTATTGGAAGATATAATACCTGTCATATTTTAAAACCTCCCCAATATGATCCATGATAGCTTTGTCCAGCACCCCAGATTCTAGCATAACTTGATGACTGATTTACTCTAGCCCACAACTCAACATAATCACTTGAACCATTAAATTCTTTTACAGCTTGTATTGCTGTATTATAATCTCTATCTCTACTATATCCACTGCTTTGAAATTCAGCATCATAATTCATACCTGTCATTTTATATTGATTACCATTAAATCTAAATTCTATTTCAAAATCTATTCCTCTATCTTGATGTTCTCCCATAAATAATTTAGCAAATAAAAAATACTTTCCTGCTTTGTTTGGTGTAAATCTATATGTTGATGTATCATAACAACTATCTGAATCTATAAATTCACCATTCATTTCAGCTTTTGTAAATACATTGTCTGATAAAGCTTGGCTACAACCATCACCACTACAATCTAATGCACCTCTCCGAGCATAAAATGCTGGTGTATTTCCACCAGCTTGTACTACTTTTTTTAATCCTGAAGTTAAACCTGTATTGTTTGTAAGTAATCCTGACATTATTATCCTAACTTAAATCCCATAAACTGTGATGGTCTTCTTGTATCTGTATTATTACCTCCATGAAATATTGGCACTCCTGTTGTTACATCTAATAAATAGAATACTGACACATAATCAGAAGATCCATTCATGTTTACTATAGTAGAACATCTCATAACTTGCTCTGCATCATATGTATATCCACCACTTTGATCTCCTACGTGTCTGCAACCTGTTACAATAGAACCGTTCTTTCTTATCTCTACATAACTATCTATATACCTATCAGTATGACATCTTAAATGTGCTTGTGCTAATATAAAATAATCTCCTGCTACGTTAGGAGTAAATCTACCATTTGATGGATCGTAACAGTTATCACTGTCATATTCTTCATGATTATATAATGCTTCTGTGTATGTATTATCACCAGCATAAATTACACAACCATCACCACTACAATCATCTGCTCCTCTATACGCACAAAAACCTGGAGTGCTACCTCCTGCTGAAACTGCTTTCATTAAGCCTGATGATCTTGTCAATCCTGCTGTTATAATTCCTGACATTTATCCCTCATAATAAAAGAAAGCTTTTATCTCATCATCTGTTAATCCTAAATCAGATAACTTCTTTTTAGCACTAGCTTGATGTGATGCTCTAGCATCTTCGAAGTCTGTTCTTGCTTTCTCTAAAGCTTCTGCTTGAGTTTTATATGTATTTAATGTAGTTATTGTTGGCTTTGCTACACCAGATACAGTCCATTTAGTTATTTCTATACCTGAACCATCATCTTGCATTTCTACATTTGATTCACCAGATTGTGTAGAAATAAATTTAACTGTACCACTAAAACCTTTATCTGTGCAGTAAGCTCTAACTTGATCTGACATTCTTGCCATTTATATCTCCTTATCTAGTTTGATCTAAATAACTCACAGTAACATCTACGTTACCTGAACTAGCTAGTTGAACACAAAGATGGTCTTCATCTTCTAATACTAATCTATCATTGAAAACGAAAGTTTCGTTAGCACCAACTGCTTGGTCTGATAACACTTCTGTATCTGTACCTCCACCACTTGCATCAATAAATAAGTCAAAGGTCTCAGCTGCTCCTGCTGTTTCCGTAACTACTACTGATAAAATGGTGTATGTATGACCACTAACTCCGTTTAAAACAACAGACTCGGAGTTGGTAACTCCATTAGTCAATGTTCTTTTAAGTACTTCACTTGCCATATTTACCTCCTGTTAAAATCCAAAAACAATCGCTTTTCCAGTAGATGCTACACTGCTATCCATGCTACCTTGAATACTAACTCTACCAGTACCATTAGGAATTAAACTAATATTTCCATTAGATACTGATACTATATTCTGTCCATTAACATCAAGCGAACCTCCTAATTGTGGAGTCGTATCTCCTACTAAATCTGTAGTAACTGTGCCAAATTCTAAAGCACTTGCACCACTATTTACTTTTATGAATTTACCAGCTTGTCCTGATACAGAAGTAAGACCTGTACCTCCACTTGCTACTGCCAGTCCATCTGTAATAGTAAGAGTTTGTCCTGAGGGTACAGTTACCGTACTACCACTTTGTCCTGCTATTTGATCTACTTTTAGTTGAGCCATATTATCTCCTTACATTATACTTAAAACACCATTGCCACTAATTGTCAAGACTGTACTACCACCACTTACAGTAATTGGTCCAAACAAAACACTATTCTTTGTATTAGCAGTAACTACACTAGCATTAGAACTTACTGTATTGTAGTTACTAAACACATTACCAACAGTACTTATCTCACTTGCTTGTATTGTGCTTAATGATAAAGTACCTGAGCCATCTGTAGTTAGTGCTTGACCTGCAGTACCATCAGCAGTTGGATAACTTAATCCATCTAGTACTACTTTACCTGAACCATTTGGTGTAATATTTATATCTCTATCAGAAGTAGAAACTATTGAATTTGTTTGAACATCAAGATTTCCTCCTAATTGTGGGCTTCCGTCTTGTACTATATCTGTTAATGAACCAGCTACAATAGTTACCCAAGCAGATCCATTATAATATTTTAATACATTTGCTGTACTATTATATGCTAAATCTCCTTCATCTAATGATGCAGTAGGATCACTACTACCTACTCTGTATCTTTGTGCAAAACTATTTACTTCTCCTATATTACTAGCAACCACATTAATGTTAGAAGTTTCTACTGTAATAACATTACCCATGCCATTACCATGTGTAGTGCAATAATACTTTAATGAAGATGGTGCATCAGAAGGAACAACAAATGTAGTCTTTGCTCCAGCACTTCCCGGAGTTCCTGATGCTGTTACACCTGTTGTATAACTTGCATCTGCACTTGTTCTAAATGCTATTGGATGTGAACCATTGCTAGAATCACTTTGGTCAAACACATATGTGTTACCTCTTATTAATGTAAGAGCTGGATTACCTGTACCATCTAAATAAAATACATTACCAGAACCACCACCATATAATGTTCCACTTGCTACTGTAACTGCATAGTTTGTAGTAGATGCAAGAGCATTTACAAGTGAAGTGACATCAGAACTAATACCAGCTAATGTTGTTATGTTAGCACTAATACCAGCTAGTGTTGTGATATTAGCATTTTGTCCTGCTACTGTTGTAATATTGCTGTTGTTTCCTGCAACTGTAGTCACATTACTTGCTATACCTGCTACTGTAGATATATTACTTGCTATACCTGCTACTGTACTAATGTTACTATTAGCACCAGCAACAGTTGCTATGTTACCTACTACACCTGATGCACCTAATGTTGCCATATTCGTTACATTTGCTGAAGTAGCTAGTAAATTTAAGTCTGTTACTATATCACTTGTAGCTAATTGATTTAGATCTGAAACTATGTCAGACGTAGCTAATGTATTTAGGTCGCTAACTATATCAGATGTTGCTAATGTATTTAAGTCTGTAACAATATCTGAAGTAGCTAATGTATTAATATCATTTATTACATCTGTGACTGCTAATGTATTTAAGTCGCTTACAAAATCAGAAGTTATTAAACTAGCTTTAGCGGCAACCGAAGTTATTTCAGAAGCTTTTCCTGCTACTGTAGTTATGTTACTAGAAATTCCTGCGACAGTAGTTACGTTACTAGCTATACCACTTACAGTTGTTACGTTTGCAGATATTCCTGCTATTGTTGTTACATCTGTTGCACCTATAGTCGTTGCTACATTACCACTACCATCAAATGTTAAGACTTTATTTGCTCTAGTTGCTGATACTGGTAAAGTTAGTGTAGCACTTGCGTCATCATCAGATAACCTTATTGACCTTGCTATCTCATCTTCTCTTTCACCCATCATAGCAACCATTTTATCTAAGTCTGTATTTAGACTTTCAATAACAAAAGGTCCAGCTGAAGGAAAATCAGTAGTTCTTGCTACTGGAATGTCTCTTACTATAGTAATAATGTCACCAGCAGATGCACCACTACCACCTAATACAACATTACCACCACCTGTTACTCCTGCACCTGTAACTGAATATTGTGTTGCTCCACTTGGACTTGCCGCATATGATAATAAAGTAGATCCATTAAATACTTTTATGTCACCTACTGCAAATATTTCAAAACTATAGGCAAAAGTAGTTTGACTGCCTGATGCAGTATATCTATTTCTTGGAGTTGTATCATTTACTACTATTGCCATAACATTATCCTTACCATATTTTAATTAAAATTTAAAGAAATACTATCATCTGTAATACTATCTCTTACACCATCAAATATCCACTTAGTGTAGAATAAATTGTTATAAGGTATTAATCTTTTAATCATATTTACTCTATCATTAAATTCAATATCATCTGAAAATGCCATTTTATAAACATCTGCTATCATACTTCCTACTGGTCCACCTACTTCAGATACTTGGTCTGGAAGTGTTCCTGTAAAAGGATTATCTTTACCAAAAATATTAGGTCTAATTCCTATAAAATTGTTTGATGCTATTTCAGCAAAGGAATTTATGTCTAACAAATAACTTGTTAAGCCACTATATTCTATACCTTTCATTATTTTTTCTTCTGTAGATTTATATCTCCACCAATCAGGATTTCTAGCAAAATCTGATATCATTCCTAATGCAAACATTGCCATCATACCAGAAGCAACTCCTTGATGCCTACCTTGTAATGTTGATAATACTATTTTATTGTTTGCCGCTAAAGACCAAGACATAAATTGTAATGGTATTTTAAATATATTATGTTGTCTGTCTTTCATACTTTTACTCCATCTACTTGCTTTAAATAAACCATAAGACATTAAAGGTTTATCAGCTTCTGTTGGTGTTATAATCGAGCTTAATACATCAGCTCTTACTGCTGAAGTATATTTTCTAAATAACTCTGGTTCTGTTTCCATCCATTCATCAGCATTGCTATAATATATATCTTTTCCTTTTTTCTTTGAACTATGTAATAAATGTATTCTTTTTAAATCTGTTTCAGACAATCCATATGAACGTAATATTTTTATATCATCTGCTTTATATTTTAATAATCCTTTATCACCAGTGTATTTATTATTTAACATTGCACCTGTTCTTATAATTCTGTCTACACTCATTGGAATCACAAGTCTTTTATTTAATGCTGTCCAATGATTTAATAAATTTGCATTGTAAAAACCACCAACCATTTTATCAAAAAATTCAAATACTTTATCTCCATATTTACCTAGTACTCTATTATTGATTTCTCCTAAACCTGTGCTTTGTTCTGCTACTCTGGTTGAACCTGTACCAGATAAAGTTTCCATTCCTTCTCCAATAAACCTCATCATATGTTTATTTGCAGAATCTTTTAAATCTATTTCATTTAGATCTTTTACCCAAGCTGATATATATCTACCAAATGATTGTTTTATTCCTCTTGATAATATTATTTTACCAAAGTCTGCCATACTTGCTATAGTAGTCATTCCCATCATAGTAAGTTGTCCTATTTGCTGTAGTAGTTTTACTATTCTATTTGATGCAGAACCTACTTCCATACCTAAAGGTGCTCTATTTAATATTGGATTTAACAATGCTTCTATATCATCTTTTTGATCAAATATATCTTTTCTAAATTGATCTGGATTTGTCTCTATTTCATCACTATGTCTAGTCATAACACTATCTAATGCTTTGTATAATTCCATATCACCAAATCTGTCACCGTTAAACATCCTTGACATTTCTACTGCTGGTCCAAACTTATTCATATATGTTCTCATAAGTGCTTCGCCATCTAAATCTATAAAATCTGCTATACCATTACCTTCTTTTGTTAATAAATAATTTGGCATATCAAAGTTTCTATGCATTACAAATTTTTGATTACCTCTACCAGCTATACCATCATAATCTTGTGCATCTCCTTCACCAATAATTCTATTAATTAATTGTGTAGTTTGTAAATCAGCTTGTGCATCTATCATTTCATCAGTAACTTCTATCTTTGTTGGAGGTGCACCTTCACCTTCATACTCATGTCTACTTACTTTAGTTACTTTATAAAAATTAGGATTATCAGCTTGTTCATTAAATCTTTTATTAGCAAATTTTAATATTTCTGTTGATGTAAAAAATTTATCTTGTCTTGAACCAACTTTCACTTTTGGTTGTTCTGGTTTTATAGGTTTGGTTTTAAATGTTCTACCAGAAGTACTAGGAATTTTAGCATCAGGATTTTTTTTAAAGAATCTTTTTACACCTTTTTCATTAACTAATTCTGGTTTTAATTTTATTATATTTGCAACATCATCTCTGTACCGTTTTAAATCTGCTCTATATTGCTCATGTCTTGTAAAAGCTCTTTTAGCTGATATAAGTTTATCAAACTCTACTTTTGGTAATTTACCTTTATATAGTTTTTCTACATATCTAACTTGTCTTATTAATGCAGACATTTGACCATAAGATAACTCATTTGATATTCCTGATGGTTCTATTTCTGAAACAGTAAAAAGTTTATATTTACCATCTTCCATTTGTACTTGTCTTTTACGTAAAGAATTTTTAAGTAAATGTGGTGTAGATGGATGGTCTACTCCTTTTCCAGAAAAACGTGTTTCTAATTTACCAAACTGTAATTCTTTATACACATAATATCTACCATCTTCTAACATATAGATTCTTGATAAATCAGATTCTTTCATTATGTCTTCTACTCTATCTATATCAGCTGTGGTTAATCTTTTAAAAAAAGTTTTAGGCATTGGTTCTTTTTTATGATAGTAAGATAATTCTATTTCATCCATTTCTGGAAAAATTTTTTCTCCATTTTTTTTTGCATCTATTAAAGTAGCTAACCTTCCTGCAGGGTGTTTTATTAAATAAGGTTTAATTACTTTTTTATGAAAAGATTCTCTTTGATCCATAATAGTATCAACCATATATTTTCTCATTGTGTAGGATCTTTCTTCTCGTGGACCTTTGAAATCTTTTTGCAATCCACGTATTGATTGTCTCATCAAACCAAGCAATTCTAATGTAGCTTGTTGATTAATATCTTCTGGTGTTTCTAAAACTCTTTTAACATTTCTATAAAAACTTTGTTGTTTTTTTGTTAATCCTGAAGCTGGATCTACTTTAATATCTTTAAGTTTTTTTAAGACTTCTTTTTGTTTTTTACTATATGTAGGTTTTTCTATTCTTTTACCTAAGTTTTCCATAAAAGCTAATTCTTTATCTGATAAACCTCTGCTTTCAAACTTTTCTCTTAGTTTTAAAAATATCTCCAAGTATTTGCTATGATTATCATAATGAGTTTTTTTAATCTGCAATGCTAATTTTTCTAAAGTTTTTTCTTTATCTTTAGTTTGTTTTGTAAAACTTTCCATTATATCTTTATATGAAGTTCTTTGAGAAGCTTCTCTATCGAACTTAGCTAATATATTATCTATACTATCGTAAATACCTTTTTCTGCTCTTACTAAACTAAATGCAAATCTTTCTAAGTTGTTCATTTCAAATAAAGTTTTGTCTAAAAATTCTTCTGCATTTTTAATTTTTGCATTTGTAGTTTCTTTTCTTTTAGTATTTTTTAAACTCTTTTTTAACATTTCTATTTCTGTTATTCTTTGACCAGCAAACTCAGACATTCTGTCCATTTTAAAATTAAGATTATCTGCTGTATTAAATAGTTTTGCATCTATACCTTCATCTCTTGCTCTTTTATATATTTTTCTTGTTAGATGTACTGCTTCTTGTATTTCTGGTTTTAATGTTCTTAATGTTGTATCACCTTTATGAGATGCTCTTATGTCTGCTAGAACAACTTCTCTCATAAATTCACCATATGATTGTGTTTTGTTAAATTTGCTTTTAATATTTTCTGTTGTATATGTTACATTTTGTGACGCAACAGTTCTTGGATCTTTTATACCTTTAGACTTTAACCACAAATTTCTTGTATCTTCTATGTAACCATAAGATAAACCATTCCATTGACCTTTTAATAAATTTACAGAATTTGGAGCTACATCACCTTGATCTACTCCTCTGCTTATAGTACCCATATCACCAAATATTTTAGTTACATAATTTCCCATTAAATTGTCAGCAAACCTATGTAACATTCTGCCTAAAGCTGTTAATCTTGTAGTTGCTTCATATCCAAAGCCAGTCTTTTTTAATTTAGTTTCAAATTGTTTTACGTTTAAATTAGGATCTTCATCTACAGGAGTTATTCCTTCTTCTAGTAAAGTTTTTCTTGTGTTTGGATTTATATTTGCTTCATATACTGGTTTTCTCATTCCTGGAACTTTAACTTCTTTTACTTTTGCTTTTATTCCATCATCATATGCAGTAGCATTTGCTATATCTTTACCTACTCTTGATGCAGTAACTGCACCTACAGCACCACCAATAAGACCTCCAAACATAGTTGATGCTGGAACTGCTATTAAAGTTTCTATTGGATCATAAGTAGGATCTAAAGGAGCTCTTACTCCCTCTATTCCTAATGTTAATGCACCAGCACCTAATCCTACTCTTGTTGCTCCTTTAACAAAACCCATACCTACTGCTGTTGGTAATGGCACTAAATTTATTGGATCTACTATACCTGCAAAAAGCATAGAGCCCAATCCTCCATATTCACTAATTTGATTTTTTACCCTAGACATTCTTTTGTATAAGTTTTTTTGATAATTAAACTCAGCTAAACTTCTTGTTTTTATTAAATCGTCTACCAAATCGTAAGGTTCATTAGCTATCATTTCATCTGTAACTACAAAATTAGGATCTGGACCACCAAAGCTTATATTCTTTAATCTTTGAGTAAGAGGTAAATAAGTAAACCTGTATTGATTTCCTACATTTGTCCAAAAATCAGGTTCATAATCAGTAGGAGCTTTTAAAAAATTTTCCCTTCTTGTATTATATTTCATATTATTTATTCATTATTTGTTTATCTTTGTTTTTAAAATTCTCTACGTAATTTTTTCCATCTTTTGCTTCTTGTAAAGTATTATATTCTATAGCATAAACTGTATTTTTATATTCTTTTACAGCATCATCTTTTGATAAAGTTTGATATTCAAATTTTCGTTGATCATTTTGCCCTATTTTTGTTGAAGGATATAAAAAATATTTATTATTTTCTTTTACAATATAAGTATCTGTAAATTCAGTTTCTGTTTGATTTTTATTAATAAGTCTAAATGTATATTGTGATCTAGTTAAATTAATAATGTTGTCTTCTTTTCTATCATAAGCAAGTTGTTCTAATTTATTTATATTTGGGCTAAAAAATTCTGATTGTGGTGCTGTACCAGAGTCTGCTAATCCTCCTATACGAGATAAATCATCAGAAAAACTACGACCAGCAGGATAATACGCAGATGTATTTTTTTCTTTTATTATACCTAATTGTAAATTACTTTCTAAATTTTGTATTAAGTTAGTTTTATCATCTGGTAATGTTATAACTATTGGTTCATTATCTGCATTTACTATTGGATGTATAGTTTTTCCATCAGATGTAATAAAACGTAAGGATACGTGTCTTTGATTAGGTTTTAAAGTACCATCTCTTGTAAACATCATGGTACCACCTAAAGTCATAGGAACTACATCTCCTTCTATACTTTTAATTGAAAATAAATCTATTAAGTTTGTTGATTTTGTTAATCCTGTTAAAGTGTCACCAGCAACAGGTTCTATTTTTGTAGCTTCTCTAATTACTTTTAAGTTTAATTGTTCATTTAATTTACCTAATTTGCTACGAGTAAAAACTTGATCAACTTTAGATATAATGTCTATTGGAGTTTTTATAAAACTTTGATTTTTAACTAATGTGTTCCAACCAACTTGTTTTACAGAAATTGCATCTGTACTAAATGTACCACCAGCATTTTTAATTTGCGTAGCAATATTTATTGCTGTAATTGGATTTTCATTATTTGCTTTTAAATCAAAATACTCATTATATTTTTTAAATGTTTTACTTATATTATTGTATGGATGAGCTCTATTATTAAATTTAATTAAATTATTATTGTATATTGGATTGTCAGAAACATTTGTTGAAGATGCTCCATAGTCAGATATATCAGAAATATTTACTCTTTCTGTCTCTAATTTGTCTACAAGGTCATCTACTCTTTCTATTAAATCTGATTTATCTTCTAGTAAATTTATACCAGTTGCCGCATATTGCATAAAATGTTCATTCAAAGCATACTGTACTGCTTGTCTTAAAGAAGTTATTTCTTTTTCTTCAGTATTACCTTTTCTTAATACTTCTGCCATCAAAAAACTTGCCATATCATTATATCTTTCTTTATCTGATACTGCTGTTTGATTAATATCCATACCTAGTGTTTTCATAGTATTTAATTGTACTTGGTCTTTTACTCCCTGATTAGATGTATATTCTTTTATAGCTAAAAAAGTGCTATTTATTTGTTCTTTATCAGCATTACCAAGTCTACTAATATAAGACAACATTCCAAAATTTTCTGGTGATAAACCTATAATAGAATGGTCTATATTTTTCTTTTCCATTTCTCTTAATAAAGGTACTGCAAACTCCATAGCAAAATCATTATTACCATTAATTAATTCTAAAGTAATAATTTCTCCTATTGCATTTGTTTTATAACCTTTCTCTAAAAATCTTGCTGTTAGTTGTGCTTTATTTGATAAATCTTCTTTTGTATTGTTTTGTAATATATTTTGATTAAAAAATAATTGCCTTTGTTTTGGTGTTGAGTTATTTACTAAAATAGGATCTTTTTCATCTGATACCATATTTGCTGTTATTGCCATATTCATTTTCATAGCTTCAGTCAATGTTGAAGTATTAGCTTTTTTTGATTGAATATGTTCTGTTATAAATGTTGAAATTGGACTAAATTTATTAAATAGTTCAATCTCACTCATACCA